ATGCAAACCGTTATTTTTGGTCGTCCGGGTTGCCCTTACTGTGTGCGTGCAAAAGATCTGGCTGAGAAATTGAGCAATGAACACGATGATTTTCAGTATCACTATGTAGATATTCGTGCGGAAGGGATCACTAAAGAAGATCTACAACAAAAGGCAGGTAAACCCGTAGAAACCGTGCCGCAGATTTTTGTCGATCAGCAACATATCGGCGGCTATACCGATTTTGCTGCATGGGTGAAAGAAAATCTGGACGCCTGATCGTCTGACAAGCCCTCGCGTTGAGGGCTTTACTGATTTTTTCTGTGCTGTGGTTTAAACAAACTACTGATAAATAAGAAACACAGTGCCCCCAGCGCACACCAGAACACCGCACTTAATAACCATGCCAGCTCTTGCCAGAATGAGCGCGTCGGTGAAAAAAACAGCCGCATAATGAGCATCGAACAGGGTGCCGCCAGCATTGCGCCAAACAGAGGTTTCAGGACTTCTCTACGCTGTGAAAAGAAGCTGGCGACTGCTCCAGGAAGAATGAAAAATAGCAAGCCGATTTCAGGATGCCCGGCAGCCCGAAAAGCGCCTTTCATGTGCGTCGCCAGAAAAAGGCACACCACAATGAAGAGGACAAAACAGCAGATTGCCCCCGCCCAACGTTGTTTATGTTTCACTCGTTCCTCCTGACACTGCGTCTATCGAACACATTTTTCGCCAGTGTGGCGTTCAGTAAGATAAAGCCGCTTCGCATTCCATGCTAATATAGGCCAACGCAATTCATATAACCGTTGATACCTAATGTGATTACACTAGTAAAATATATTGTTACTTTACTATCGTTTAGGTGCGCTGAATGAATCTGCGCCCTGAATTCTGGTAAAAAACATTATCGTAAATTACCATTTCTTTCAACAGCTTACTAGTAAACAAGAAGTTAGCCTCCGTGAATATAAACGTCGCCGAATTGTTAAATGGGAATTACATTCTGTTATTATTTGTGGTCCTCGCGCTTGGGCTATGTCTCGGAAAGTTACGACTTGGTTCGATCCAACTGGGTAATTCCATTGGCGTTTTAGTCGTATCGCTGTTATTAGGCCAACAACATTTCAGCATTAACACCGATGCGCTTAATCTTGGCTTTATGCTGTTTATTTTCTGCGTCGGGGTCGAAGCCGGACCGAACTTTTTTTCCATTTTTTTTCGCGATGGGAAAAATTACCTAATGTTAGCACTGGTGATGGTTGGCAGTGCGCTGGTGATCGCCTTAGGGTTAGGTAAGCTGTTTGGCTGGGATATTGGCCTGACGGCCGGTATGTTAGCAGGCTCTATGACGTCGACACCGGTTCTGGTCGGTGCTGGCGATACACTGCGTCATTCCGGCATGGAAAGCAGGCAGCTCTCACTGGCACTGGATAATCTGAGCCTCGGGTATGCCTTAACCTATTTAATCGGTCTGGTGAGTTTGATTGTTGGTGCGCGTTACTTGCCGAAATTGCAGCATCAGGACTTACAGACCAGCGCCCAGCAAATCGCCCGCGAACGTGGCCTGGACACTGATGCCAACCGTAAGGTTTATTTACCGGTGATCCGCGCCTATCGCGTCGGCCCGGAACTGGTGGCCTGGACCGACGGCAAAAATCTGCGTGAACTGGGTATTTATCGACAAACCGGCTGCTACATTGAACGTATTCGACGTAACGGGATTCTGGCAAATCCAGACGGTGATGCCGTGCTACAAATGGGCGATGAAATAGCGTTGGTAGGCTATCCCGACGCCCATGCCCGACTCGATCCCAGCTTCCGTAACGGTAAAGAAGTTTTCGATCGTGACCTTCTCGACATGCGTATCGTCACTGAAGAAGTGGTCGTTAAAAACCATAACGCTGTAGGTAAACGTCTCGCACAACTGAAGTTGACCGATCACGGTTGCTTCCTTAACCGCGTCATTCGTAGCCAGATTGAGATGCCGATAGATGACAACGTCGTGCTTAACAAAGGTGACGTTTTACAAGTCAGCGGCGATGCCCGCCGCGTAAAAACCATCGCCGATCGCATCGGCTTTATCTCGATTCACAGCCAGGTCACTGACCTGCTGGCATTCTGCGCCTTCTTTGTTATTGGGCTGATGATCGGGATGATCACCTTCCAGTTCAGCACATTCAGTTTCGGCATGGGGAACGCTGCCGGGTTGTTATTCGCCGGAATTATGCTGGGCTTTATGCGTGCTAACCACCCGACCTTCGGTTACATTCCGCAGGGTGCATTAAGCATGGTGAAAGAGTTCGGCTTGATGGTGTTTATGGCAGGCGTTGGTCTGAGCGCCGGTAGCGGTATTAATAACGGCCTGGGCGCGATTGGCGGTCAGATGTTGATTGCCGGATTGATTGTCAGTCTGGTGCCCGTGGTTATCTGTTTCTTGTTCGGTGCTTATGTATTGCGAATGAACCGCGCACTGTTGTTCGGCGCAATGATGGGCGCACGTACCTGCGCGCCGGCAATGGAGATCATCAGTGATACAGCTCGCAGTAACATCCCGGCGCTGGGCTATGCGGGCACCTATGCAATCGCCAACGTCCTGCTGACGCTGGCAGGGACAATCATCGTCATGGTATGGCCAGGATTAGGATAAAACTGAAGTTGCCCTGAAAATGAAATTTTTTTGCACAACCGCAGAACTTTTCCGCAGGGCATCAGTCTTAATTAGTGCCACTGCTTTTCTTTGATGTCCCCATTTTGTGGAGCCCATCAACCCCGCCATTTCGGTTCAAGGTTGATGGGTTTTTTGTTGCCTGAAATTTATGCCTTTTAAAATCATGATGTTAGAAGCACTGTTTTTTAATGATGGCGACAAATTGGCGGCAGCGTCAAAGAGAGAGCGCCACCTGTCCTGATTTCATTGGATGCGGCTGAACCGGATTTGACTCTTTTGGCGTTGCAATCGAACGAACAAAAGTTTCATGGGTAACAAAAGTATGGCTGCAGTTAATGTTCTGGCACTGGTTGTAACGCTCTTTGGTCAATGAAGATACCTGAAAACTGCTGCGAGTATGGGCGGCACTTCCACACAGTGGGCAAATCATCATTTTTCGAGCTCTCCCCATTTTTGCTAAATTCACAATAATGATACCTCATTATTCCATTTTGAAAACTTAAAAGTTCTCCATTGCGAAGAATCATTCCATTTCGAAATCATCAATCTTCACTTCAAGCTCCAGACTGGTCGTAAAACCATTATCCGGGCTGACAGTATGCGTCAGGGTGGTAATAGTCCATTCCGCATCATCTATCGGCTGTTTAAAGCCACTGACTTTCACTGGCATTTCCGTGTAGAGATCTGCCCGCCCTTCCGCCAGTTGTAGCGAGAATGACGCAACACCGCGTTGCAGGCGTTCCCACTGCATTTTCGCTGCCCGTTCGGCGTTGCTCCGGTTGGCATAAGTGCGATTAAGTACCAGCACGTTTTCATCCGTACCCACCAGGTAATCGCCCTGCTTCGCTTCCGGCTCTTTCTTCTGCTTTGCGGTCCTGCGCTTACGCTTCACCGTGGTGCTTTCTTTCTTCTCGGGTTCGCGGGTATGCAACCAGCTGGCAATTACGCCCGTATAGGCTCCGCGATCTGCCAGGGTAAAGCGGTGACTGTCGCCGTCCTTACGTGTGATAGTGATCACCGGCAGAGGTTTACCGCTGGCGCTTTTGCCCTGACCCTGCCGGATGAATAACAGATTGCCATTTTTCACCGACGCAATAGCACCGTACTGGCGCGCCAGCCGCATCAGAAAACTGCCGTCACTCTCATTAGTCTGGTCTATATGATCCACGGGTTTATCAGACAGGTCTTTACCGAGTGCCATCTTCAGCTTGTGACGCGCGGCTATTTCCTTCACCACTTCCCCGACAGTGGTCTTGTGCCACGATTTTTCACGGCGGGTATTCAGCGTTTCCCTAAAATCAGCACTTCGCGCCCGGATAGTCAGGCGATCCGGTGCGCCAGTGTGTTCAATCTCGTCCACCGTGAATGCCCCTTTCGGGAAAAGCGGCTGCCCTTTCCAGCCCAGCGCCAGCGTAATAACCGCACCACGACGCGGCAGCACGATTTTTCCGTCGGCGTCGTCCAGTTCCAGATCAAGCTGGTCTGCTTCAAAGCCCCGGTTATCCGTCAGCGTCAGCCCCATCAGGCGGTTGTCCAGCACAGTGGTGATATCCCTGCCTTCAATACTGATGCTGAATGCCGGAGTTTTGTTGCCTTTGTTAAGCAGTTCAGAGCTGAAATTCACGACAGCAGCCCTCCCACCGTTTTACTGATATCGCTTAATGCAGACGTTGCCGTATCCTGCAGATTATTCAGCTGCGCACTGAGATCACCGAACATATCGGACAGGGATTCATCCACCCGTTTGAGCGACAGGGTGAACTCAATCCGGCGCGGCATACCATCGCGGAAAAACTCCGTTTTAGTCTGATTCAGTCCCTCAATCACATACATGCCATAAATCGTGCCGCTGCCTTCAATCAGGGGCCATGCTTTCCCCTGTTCTGCCATCTGCTCCAGTGCCAGCAACGACAGCCTGCCGCCTGTTATCTCCGGCATAAGAACACCAGAAAGCGTCAGCATGTCGTTGTCCGGTCCCAGAAACTGCGTTGACGGGCGTCGGTTAACCCGGCTGTTAGCCGCATGTCGCCAGCTGCGCTGATACTGCAGCTCCTGATACGGCACGGTGCGCAGCATAAACACGTACAATCCCAGCACCATCATCATGCGTCGTATCCCCCCTGATCGCTATAGTTACTCCTGGCTTTTGCCTTCAGCCTGCGTTCACGTTCATCAAGCTGGCGGGCCACCTCCCGCGCAATATCCTGCGCACTTTGTCCTGGCTGCGTCTGAATGATGATCTGCGTCGGTGCTTCAATCCGGTAAATGGGCGGCACAGTAGCTGCACGACTCACCATCGCTTCACCGCCTTTCGCGGGAAGCGCCAAAGGATGCAACGGTGGAAGCTCTGCTGGCGCGGCAGCAACACCCATCATTCCGGCGACAACGGCAGCCAGTGCAGCTGTATTTCTCCGGCTGGTCACGTTTGCCGGGCCGTTAACAATTTCCGGCCCGTTTTCACCGACGATGCCAAACTGCCCGCGCGGGATATAGCCGCCGCTGTCATACATCCCCGCAAAGCCATATCCCCATGACGGAAAACCACCCGATGGCATCATCACTTTACCGTCTGCATTCACCGTCGCAGGTTGCTGACGCGTCACGCTTTCCGGTAGTTTTGCCTTTGCGGCCTCTTTACTGACAATGCCGAGTTTCTCCAGCAACCAGGAAACACCGGATTTCAGGGAGTCCAGCGGATGCATGACCATATTCAGCCCTTCCGCCAGAGCCTCCCCGAATCGTCGCCCCATTGCCGCTGCACTCTGCAGTTCGGCAGAGGTCGACTTAACGGGCGTCAGCAGGTCAGTAAACCAGCCCCACAGCGCCTGCACTTTGTCGCCAATCCACTGGAACACAGGCTTAAGTGGTTCGAATGCGGCACTGACGGGACCTGCCGCCGCTTTGAATCCTTCCACCACGCCACCAAGAAATGCGGTGATGGGTTGCCAGTATTTCCAGATAACCAGCGCCACGCCCGCCAGTGCAGTAACCACAAGACCTATCGGGCTAAGCAGAGCACCTAACAGACCAGATACGGCATACAGGGCAACGCGCAGCATCGCCAGCGGGCCGGATGCGAGCACACGCAGCACCGCGCCTGCGGCAGTCAGTCCACCGCGTAGTGCCGCCAGTGGATTCATAAACATCAAGGCAACAGCACGTAAACCGGATAAACCGGACCGCAACAGTGCAACAGGCGCAGCTGCCACAGTTTTCAGGGCATTCCCCGTCAGTGATGCCGTGCGGCGCAAAGACAACAGCGGCGCAGTAAGCAAACCCGCACTGCTCCCCGATGAAGCAAACCCGCGTCGAAGCACTGCCAGTGGCGCGCCTGCCAACCCGGACAACGCGCTGCTGGTTCGTGTTACTGCATCCGTAACGGAAGGTAACGTTTTGATACCCAGCACAGAGAATCCCAGACGGATCACTGCCAGCGGCCCTAGCACTGCAGCCAACACCACCGCTAAGGTGCCGAGGCCCACTGTCACCGCAGCCACAACCGCTGCTACTTTCATCAGTGTGCCCGTCAGTTCCGGGTTAGCTTCCACCCAGCGGCGCAACGCCCCCGTGACGCTTTTCACCGTGTACAGAATATCCATCAGCGGCTGGCGCAGCGTTTCGCCCAGGCTGCTGAAGGTGTTCTGCGCTCCGGTTTTGACCAGCAACCACTGCGCAGAAAGTGAATCCTTGTTAATGTCGGATTCTTTCTGCATGGAGCCGAGCGCATCATTGCCCGCTGTCAGTTTTAGCTGGCGCTGCAGTTCCGGCAGGTTGTTTGCCAGTTTCGCCGCGTCATCGCCAAACTCTTTACCAAACAACATGGTCATGGCAGACAGGCGCTTATCCTGCGGAAGCGCATTCACCTTCTCCAGTACGCGCTGGATGGTTCCCATCGCATCCTTCGTCATCTGCTTTTCAATCACTTCAGGATTGAGTTTCAGCAGATTCATTCCTTCAAAGAAACTCTTGCTTTGCATGGTGGCAATGGACAATTCACGCACCATCGCGTTTGCTGCACTGGCTGCAACCTCCGGCGCAGCGCCCAGTGTCAGGAAGGTGGAACCCAGCGCCGCCGCTTTACGATAATCCAGACGATCAGCCACACCGCCCAGGCGTTGCATGACATCAATGATGTCTGCCCCTTTCGACATGGCGTTATCATCCAGATAGTTCAGCGCATCACCGAGCTGTTCAATATTGCGGGTAGGGATTTTGTAGAGCTGGGCGATTTTACCCAGACTTTCTGACAGTTCATCCGCTGGCAGCTCAAAGGCTGTTGCCGCCTTTGCTGCCGTGCTGGCGAAGGCCAGCAGGTCACGTTTCTGGTCTTCCCAGCTGTCGTCAGGGTTTGCGACGTTCATGCGCGCACCACCTTCAACCAGTGCGGCGAAGTCCACCGCACCGTTTTTCATCGGCAACTGTTCGCTGGCAGCCTTGATGGCATCCTGCATTTCGTAAAAACGCGCAGTGCGGTTGCCATTATCGTCACGCAGACCACTGACCTGCTTTGCCACACCTTTCATGGCATCTTCCATGCTGGTATAGCTTTTTACCGCCGCCATCACTGGTGCGCCCATTGCCAGCCCTGCCGCCGTGGTGGTGGCTCCGGCACCTGCAATACGATCCCTTACCTCAAGACGCCTGGCGTAAGCCCCCCGGGCGGCGTGCATTTTTCGCTGTTGCTCCCCGACACGTCGTAACCTCGCTTCCTGCTCAGAAAGCTGCCTGTTATAACGCATCGTTTCACGGGTAATGCGGGCCGTCGCACTGGCGCCATCATTAGCTGAAATACCAGCACGATAAAGTTCTGCACGCACAAGCGCCGTCTGCTGCTGCAGCTTTTTCTGGCGTTCTTCCAGGCGCTGAACAGCCAGCCGTTGACGGCCCAGAGCGACAACCTGACGTTGCGAAGGCGGCCCCATCGCTCCCAGTTCCTGACTGAGCAAATTTGCACGCTGGCGGGCATAGTTCAGCCTGTCGCCTAATTTCTGATTTTCTGCCTGCAGCTTTCGGAAGCTGTCCAGACTGCTCCCGGCCTGATCAAGCTGCTTTATTGCATCGCGGGATTTTTTGACAGCAGCAGCCAGTTCTCTTGAACTGGCCTGCGCAGATCGAAATGGGCGGGTGAGCTTGTCAACCGCATTAAGAATGACCTGCAGACGCAGGTTATTGTCACTCATGGCTGGCCCCACTTCTCTGAATCGCTTTATACCGCCATTCCAGCACTTCGGTCAGCGGCATAACGTCAGTAACGGATGGCGGCCAGTGAAAGATGGTGGCGATATCAGCCACCAGATCGTCAACCGTCAGGCTGTCGGTAAACCGGCAAGCACCGACCTCTTCAACAAAAAAGTGACAACCTCAACCGACATGGCAGTGAGATCTGCCGGGTCCATCTCTGCAATTTCCTGTGCAGTCAGTGCCGGACTGGAGATGCGGGGGATCACGGTCATCATCGCGTTCACATCCATATCCATAATGGCCTGCAGGCGTGTGCCGCGCAGCGCACCAGACTGCGGTTTACGCAGCACAATTTCGGTGACTTCTGTTTTACCGCGCATGATGGGGGTATCCAGTTGAATGGTCTTTTCAGTCTGCTTATCGCTCATTTTGTTGTCCTGTAAATTGGGTTCTGGCGCGGAATCCCGCGCCGTTCAGATACATCAGAGGCCGAGGGCGTTGCGGTGCGCTTCCATCAGGTCCACACCGTTCACAATTTCCACCATGTTGATAAGGTCCACTTCATAAAGCACCTCACCATTGATGGTCAGCTTCGCGTAGCTGTTGGTACTGGTCACTTTGGTGGTGTTGCTTTCGCCCGTCTTCCACTCGCCGGAATCCACTTCTTTGTGACGTCCACGCACCACAAGCTCCACGGCCTGCACTTCCCCGGTATCGTCACGCTGGATAGAGCCGGTAAAGCGCAACTGGATGCCATCCACCGTGGCTTTGCCCATCTGCTTAAACAGCAGCAGCTCAGTACCGCCAATGGAAAATTCTGTGTCCAGCGCACTGTCATCAAGCCCCAGATCCACATCCACCGCCCCCGGCATACCGCCGCCGCGATACTTCTCATATTTGCGGGTGAATTTCGGCAGCGTCAGCGACTCAACGATCCCCTGCCAGTTGTTCCCGTCGTTAAACAAGTTCAGATGTTTTAATTTGCGTGGTAAAGCCATGTTGTCCCCTTACGCGCTGACCTGGCTGGCGAAATTCACCAGGTACTGATCGGTGATGCGCTGGCGCAGCATCAGATTTTCAAGTGGCGGCACTGGCGTGTAGTCGTAGTCGATGGTGAGTTTTCCGGCTTTCAGCGTGTCTTTGTCATTCACCGACTCGTCCAGCCAGCAATCACCACCAATGAGATAGCCCTGACTGACCAGGCTGCGCATTTTGGCGCGGATACCTTCGATAATGTCGCGGGCCAGCGACGGGTTCAGCGGTTTGTCCACCGCCCACATATGCGCTTCTGCCATCGTGTCCATCAGTACCTGCGCCGTGCGGGTGTAGTTTTCGAAGGCAAAGAGCGGGTCATCACTCAGGCAGCGGGAACCCCAGAAGCGGAAACCGTCTTTGCGGATAAGCGTGGTGACGTCGTTCTGGTTAAGCAGTCCCGCATCGGTTGCCGGGTCCTGCAGATCCCAGAACACATCAGCAGAAATTCCGGTGACACCGTTCACGCCCACGTTGGACAGGCTTTTGTGCCATCCGGTCTGCTCGTCAATTTTGGCGCGCAGACCAAGCGCACGCGCGGTGGCATAAGCCGTTGCTTCGGCATTCAGCACCGTGTCCCAGCTGATAAAATCCGGCCAGATCAGCATCCCTTCACGCTGGCTGAAGTTTTCGCGGTAGGTAAGCACTTCTTCCACTGTTTTGCAGCCATACGCCGACAGGTAAGCAAACCCGCGCAGGCTTTGCGCCACACTCAGCAGCTCAGTCGCTACGGCTTTGTTATCGTGACCCGGCACGCCGAGAATGCGCGGTTTAACGCCGAGCTGTGACTGGGCAGATAACAGGGCTTTCATGCCTGTTTTTTTACCTTCAGCAGTCACTGCGCCGATGATATTGGTTGTGGTTTCTTCTTCCGTTTCACCCTGCGGCACACGCACAACAACGGTCACGGGTTTTGCCTGGTCAGCGATGGCATCCAGCGAACGGGCCAGCGTGCCGGACTCACCCGCTTTACCACTGGCAGTCAGCACATCAGTGATCAGCACGGGTTTATTAAGAGGAAACATTTTTGCATCGGCATCATCGCCCGTGCAGACCATGCCCACGATGGCGGTGCTCACCGTGGTAATGGATCGGGTGCCTTCGTTGACTTCAACAACGCGCACTCCGTGGTGGTAATCCTGAGCCATAAGGCAGTCTCTCCGGTTGTAGAGGGGGTCTGCCTATGTTCTGGTTGATACGCGCAGGGTGCACGCGATGGGGTTTGTATGGGAAATGGCACAACTGAGATTTATGAAAAGTGATGGTTAGCAGTGCATTTAACTTCGTTGAAAGGCTGGGTTAATATAATTGGAAAAAAAACATACATAAACGAGATTCAATGTCGCCTTAGTTGTATGACAAAGCACGGTTGCTTGCTATGGAGTTACATTCTGATATTCTAGAGTAATTCCGTGCACATTTATGATAATAACTGGTTATCTTTAACATAAAAAAGAAGAGCATTACTTATATGAATCTACCATTTTCATTTATTTTAGCATTTTTCTGTATAATTGGTGCATTAGTCGCCTTCGGCTTACCGATATTTAAATTTTTAGATGATGACATTCAGCAAAATCGTGCTAACGGTCTTGATGGAATGCGTTTTTATCTTGCATCATTCGTAATACTTCATCATATGGATTGCTCCTATTCATATTTTACAACCGGGGAATGGACCCCAATATCCCAGTGGCTTTTAACTATGGGAAAATATGGTGTAGCATTATTCTTCATGACAACAGCCTACTTATTTTGGGGGAAAATCAGGAACAAGAAAAATATTGATTGGGTAACCCTATATCAAAAAAGATTCCTTAGAATTGTCCCATTAGCTTTCTTTTGTTCATTCATGGGTATTTCTATACTTTTCATTTTCACGGAAAAAACCACATTAACTTTAACCACTATATCCAATATACTGTCCTGGTTTGATGGTAGCTTGTGGGATAATAAACCACCAGTAACGACTTTTCAGACTCCATTCATTGTGTTAGCCGGAGTTACGTGGACATTGAAATGGGAGTGGATGTTTTACTTTTCTCTTCCATTGCTATTTATTCTCAATAAAAAACCAATGGAACTGACTATTATTCTTTTTGCATTTTCGTTTTATTTATTGCCGTCCTTTACGAATACTGCATATCTTTGGTCATATTTTTTTGCGGGGATGCTCTGCAGGGAGTTGAAAGAAAGAATTATCCTGTCCAAGACTAATGCAAATTATATTTTGATAGCTGCCATACTGCTAACCTTTCTGTCAGCCCCTACATTATATAGCCCACCGGAGACTGCTTTCCTTGCTATTATTTTCTTTTGCATCATATCTGGAGCCGAACTCTTTGGCGCACTAACAACCAAAGCAGCCAAAAGATTAGGCGCGATTAGCTACAGTTTGTATCTCACACAGGGATTAGTACTTTTCCCAGTCTATAACTATCTGAAATCCGCAAAAATGATGACTACTGGCCCCTTATTACTTTCGATACTTGTTATGACCTTCTTTGGCATTTGCCTGTTATCTACTTTCACTTATCATTTTATAGAATTACCGTTCATCAAAAAAATAAATAATAAATCATCAGACGGATTGCATAAAATTTAAAAAATATGAATATATGCTTGTCTATATCAACTACTTCCCTCCGGACGAGTTATGCGAGTTGGCTCGTTGGTTTTTCCCGATACTGATGTCAGGGAGACAATCAGTGCTCAACACCAACGTCCACAAGCATGAGAATGAACAAATAAGCAGTACTGTCCAGGAAATGCTTGAAGAAACGGGGTTCTGGTTAGTCAGTGAGTAAAATTTTAAATATCCGCCACAGTTACGTTTTGATGATGCTGTGGCGAATATTTATTTTCGATAATATCACTCCTCTGGTTTGCCAGGCCATTTGACATCAGGCGCTGTAGAAAAATCAACTGCATAAAGAGCGTCAAGATAATCCAGCCATAGATTATATTGCGCCAGTTCGTCGCCTTTCAAACGCCCAATAGCCGCCTTTCCTGGCCACTGCTTACTATTTATAAACGCGTTAGCCCTGTCGATGCGGGATTGTTTTTCCGCTTCAGCGGCACCAACATTAGCAGCATGTTCTGCAGCGGTATCAGTTACCCATTTTTCACCATCCCACTTATCATATGGTGTTGATGGAGCAATTCTGGTGTAGCCATCTCGAATCTGACCAATATAATCAATTGTCGCAGACTTTCCATCAGCGGTTGAATAAACCATCATTCCCCGATGATCTTCTTCCTGTTTCCAGTCGGTGCCAGTGAACAGAGGGACCTTTCCGGCAACGACCTCGCCCGGGTCAATATCTGTGGAGTTGCCAGGCATACTCACGCCGATATGGATATATTCATCTGACCAGCCGGTATACTCTCCCGTCACCGCATCATAATAAAAACAGCGAACATCACCCGGCTCTGCCGCCAGTCCGTCTGCATCGAAGACAGGTTTCATTACTTGGCCCTCACAAGAAGATTAAACGAGATATTACGTGGGCGGTTTTCTGCCGCCACAGGTACGCCAGCATTTGCGGCGTTAAAGAAAGCGAACTGAGCTAATGTCGTCGGATTGCCATCAACACCTAAATTTACAATGTTCTGGGCGCCCCCGGCGATGAACGCGCCATCAGCGACGGTATTCCCCACCATCGTAATAAACCCCAGACTGCCAGTGATATTTCGGATTGCATCTCCCTGCGGACTGAGCAATGAACGTCCGCTATCGATACCGCGTCCGTCATCCCACACGCGCAGAAACTCCCCCCGGGCTTCTGTCAGCCTGAGCCCGGGAAAAACCTTAGCCAGTTTCGGATAAGTCGCTGCAGAAAACGTCGCACCGTTAAATTTCAGAAAAACCATATCTGACCATTCATCCATGACCGTATTTGGCATTGCAGCAGATGGCCAGAAGAACGGGATCCCGACTGGCGGAGCGCCCGCGCTCAAACCAAGATAGGCGAGCAGACCAGCAACATCCTTTCCACTCAAATTAGTCAGCGTATTGTCCAGCGGTTGTTTACCTGACAGCGCATTCAACATTGTCGTGGCAAAGTTCGGGTCATTCCCCAGCGCCGCCGCCAGTTCGTTCAGCGTATCCAGTGCCGCAGGTGCAGAACCCACCATGGCCGCAATTGCCGATTTCACAAAAGCCGTGGTGGCAATCTGTGTATTGTTGACAGACTGTGCCGCAGTCGGTGCTGTTGGCGTTCCGGTAAGTGCCGGACTCGACAGTGGCGCTTTGAGTGCCAGCGCATTGTTAATGGTGGTACTGAATTTCGGGTCATTGTTAATGGCAGCGGCTATTTCTTTCAGCGTATCCAGTGTGGCTGGCGCACCATTAATCAGGGCCATCAGTGCCGCCTGAACAAACGCGGTGGTCGCAATCTGCGTGGTGTTATTCCCCTCCGCAGGTGTTGGCGCTTTGGGTGTTCCGGTCAATGTCGGGCTTTCTTTGGGTGCATACTGTGAATGCGGGTCCGGTGCGGCAAGATGTTTTGCCATCTGCTCATCCACGTACACCTTCAGCTCCAGTGCCTTATCATCCACATACTTGCGGGTTGCCAGCACTACGGCAGGGTCGATTTTCAGGGTGATATTGTCCGTGCTGCTGGTAATCAGCACCATGCGCACGGTCTGGGTGCGCCCGCTGCCTTCAGCCAGTTGCGGCTTATAGCTTTCCGGGCAGTTGCCCACGGCAATCAATGCCCCGGATTCATCAAACAGGCCCACTTCACGAATCCACCAACCGCCCTCGTTTTCAGGGATCACCTGTTCAGCAATAATCTGGCTGCTGTTCTGCGGGTCGATATAGAGCATATTCAGCGCAGCCCGGCGTTTCTCATTTACCAGTGCAGTCTGCTTTGCGTCCGGCGTCGGCAATGCTCCACCACCATCCCCCACCGCCATATGGGTAATTTTAAGCGGCACACCAAGTGCAGTGGCGCTGGCAAGTTTCGCCGCACCAATCTCCGTCAGCAGGGTATAAAATTTTGTGCTCATGGATTCACTCTCACAGTGTCAATAACGTGGACTGCCCCGCCCTCATGCGCGGTGCCGCCAAAAATAATCGTTTCGTTGATATACGGATAAATCGTGATTTCTTCGCCAAGATAACTGGCGGCCCCCACCCAGTGCGGGCCACTGGTCTGCAGATTGATGGACATGCCGATCATGTGACGGCTACATGGTTTGGCATCGCTTATCAGCCGCTCAAGTTCCAGATAGGTATCTTCAGTGATGCCCTGGTCCTGCACGCCGATATCCAGGCGAAACGTGCCTGGTGTTTCTCCGGTCTGCCACCACTCAATAATGCGGATCAGAAAGCCGAACGGCTCCACCACCCGCCGCACAGCACTGGTGGTTCCTTTGTGCTGATGAATATAAAAAGCATCCTTTACCACCTGGCGCTTGACGCTTTCTGTCCAGTCCTCGTCCCAGCGATCCACAGAGAATGCCCAGGCGAGATAAGGCAGGAAACTGACCGGACAGGTAGCCGGATCCCACAAGTCACGCAGTGGCACCTGCAGATCAGAAATCCCGCTGCAGGTTTGTGCCAGTCGGCGCTCCAGTGGTGTTGAACCCGGTGGCAGCAGACTATTCATCCGTTCCCCCGTTGGTCACGCTCCACTGCGTACATGATGCCGCCTGCGTTTTGTTCAGGACCACATCCGCCAGCGGAGAAGCCAGTTCCACACGTTGAACACCCTCAACATGCAGCGCGGCAAAAATGGCACTACGGCGAATATCCCGACCAAGACGCGTCTGGCTGGCAATGTACTTCTGCAGGCTGGCTTTTGCCGCTGCCATTACCGGCTCTGCTTCCGGTCCCGGATAGAGAAAAATGGTGGCTTCCACGCGATACGGGATGATTTCTGCGCTGCGAACCGTAAGACGGTCAGCCACCGGGCGGACGTTCTCACTGTTCAGAGCTTTTTCCACCACGTCCAGCAGGTCTTTTTCTGCAGTTCCGTCGCCTTCGCGGCTAAGGACAGTCAGCACCACCTCTGCAGGTGCCGGGCTGGTTGCACTGGCATCCGCCACCCGACCGTCGGCGCTTCGGGCATGAAATTCATAAGCTGCAGTTGGCCCCGCAACAGAAAGCCCTTCAAAGGCTGCAGGCACACGCAGGCGTAACGCTTCATCGCTTTCCATCACAGCTGCAACGGGCGGCACAGCATCATTATCAGCAGGCGTCACCGTCAGGCGTGTCACGTTGTAGTTGGCAGCGAGCTGGTCAAGATCGCCGCCCATCGCGTAAGCCACCATCACCGCCTGCGCGGCTTCGTTAATGCGCTGGCGCAGAAGCAACTCACGGTAAGCGTTCTCCTGCAACAATTTAGTGACGGGTTCAGATTCCAGTTCCAGCGTGCGGATCACGGCTTCCTGCTCATCTTTCGGATGAAGCGCCACAAATTCTGCCTTGCGTTCGGCAAGCAGCGTCTCAAAGTCCGGCACATCCACAATCTGCGGTGCAGGCAACTGCGAAAGGTCAATCACTGCCATTCTCTGCTCCTGTTGATACGGAAAGGGACACTGGCACACCGTTATTCCGCCGCCCGGTCAGCTCCACCACCATAGAACCGTCAAAGTTGCTGTTGATGGTGATGGAATCCAGCGTCAGCCGTGGCTCCCAGCGACTCAGCGCCACATACACTGCCGACATGACCTGCAGGCGTAATGCCGGATTTTGTGGCTGATCTATCAGTGCCGACAGCAGGGAACCATATTCACGACGGGCAATGCGGCTACCCTGTGGCGTGATGAGTATGTCTTTAACAGACTGATTGAGGTGCTCAATATCGGTAATGGCCTTGCCCGTTGCGCTGTTCATGCCGTAATACATCGTCATACCGGACCTCCCGATGTGTCGCCGCCAGACTTCACTTTATTGTGCGCGTGGTCATCCACCACGATCTCGTTGGAACTCATCGGGCCGCCGCCCTGAGTCACACCACCGTTGATCACCACCTCACTGTTAATACGGGTGGTGTCGGCTTCCACGATAAACTCCCCGGTTTTGAAGGTGACGTTATCCACCGCCTCGATCACCATGGATTTAATACCCCGAACGTACCAGCGCCCGGTTTCGGGGTCGTACTCAAACCAGCCGCCGTCCGGGTATTCCGTCACGTTGCCGTCCTCAGACTTGGACGGCGGCGGAAACTGGTTTGAATAGACGGCAGGCAGGGCAAAGGCGGTTTCCAGATTGCCGCCCAGGCTGAATAGCACAACCTGCTCCCCCACAGACGGTTTCCACCAGGTGCGCGAGTTGCCCGCGCGCAGCGTCAGCCAGTTAATCCAGTTGGTTTCAAGGTCGCCCGTTTTCACCCGGCAAAGCCAGTTTTTCCTGTCCACTTCGGTGACTACCCCAGTGCGGATCAGGTTGGTGATAAGGCGCATGATTTCGGTTAATTGTGCGTTCATAGGGAAAGGTTGCCATCAGGGGAAGAAAGGCGGCAGTGCTGCAACTTGTATCAGTGCTGATACAAAGATCACCCCGCCAGCCATTGCAGAATCATGTCGCGGGTCATTGCCTCAACATCATCATTTACACCCAGCAGGCGGCGCTCTGCGTAACGGACCTCCGGTCCTTTGCGACTGACGCGATCACGCAGGCCGTAATGGTGAACACGGGCAATACGCTGCACCTTGCCTTCAAACTGTACGCTGGCAGAGTCGGCGCTGGCGGCAGTTTTCAGGTATTTTGTGGTGCGCAGCTTTGCAAACATCTGACGTTTGATGCGGCCTTTTTTGCTACGTGCTGTTACCCTGCGCGGTTCATAACTGCTGCCATCTGGATTGCGCTGCATCCTGATATTCTGCTGCTGTGTCCGGCGCAGTTCCTGCGCCAGCTGGCGCATCATGCGGCTTCTCGTGGCTGGTTCCAGATTCGCCAGCAAGGCACTCAGCCAGTCGTCCACCTTCTGCAGTTCAGCCACGTTTCACCGTCCACATTTCTTCAGGTTCATCGGGTTCCGCTACCGCTTCAACGTTCGACACACTGCCGTCAGTGCTGACCAGCACACGCTCCGTCAGTTGCAGGTTAAGGCTGATATCACAGACATCATTGCGCAGAATATCCACCTCAAAGGTGAATAACTTTTCCCGTAACGCCGGGTTATTGATGGCATCGGGCTGGTTATCCCGCAGCCACAGCAAAACCGGGGCCATCAATAGATTCTGGTCGCCGCTGAAATCCTCAACCACCACGTTCAGGGTGTAACGATACTCCCATGACATGGAGCTGGCCCCTGTAGCAACCAGCGAACCGTTATCCACAAACAGATGCAGTTTGTCCGGGTTATTGCGGACATAAGGCACCGCTTTATTGAGGGCGTGGCGCAGGGATTGTGGTTTGTTCACTGTTTCGCTCCTGACACGCAATAATCATGTCCACTTTATCTGCACAGACCGCCCAGGCGGCTTCCGTTTCATCCAGCAATGCGCTCAGATCACCGTTAGTGTGCGGCGCGGCCTGATCCAGCCGACACGGCGTCACTCGCGGACAACCACTGACGGTAAGCTGCACCTCCGGTGAATGCCGGACGTTTTCGCAGCCGGATAATGTCAGCAGGCAAAGGAGTATCAGCCCAGCGGCGTAAATCCTCGTTCTCACGTTTCAGTTCCTCAATCCGGTGTTGTCGTTGTCTCAGCAGTGCACTGGTCTGTTCTGCTTCGGCATAGAGCCGCGCCTGCTCCCGGTTGTTAGTTTCAGTCAGAATGGACAGGCTGATAAGCTGGTTGTTGCTCTTTGCTAGCGCCTGGCTTTTGCTCTGCAGCTCGTCTGCCTGCGTGCTGATGGTCTGGCTGGCATCAGCCAGCCGCCACGTCTGCCAGCCCAGCGCCGCCAGTAATAACGCCAGCACACCCAGCAGCAACCGGTTCATGCTGCTACCTGTTGCGCCATCTGATTACGGGTGATCCAGAAGGCAATAACGGTCAGTAGATAAAAGACCAGGGTAATAGCCCATTCCGTCCAGGCGAGACTTACGACAATCAGCAATCGCATCACCCAGCTGATAAATACGTTTTCTTTTCGGGTAATTGTCTTAAACAAAGATGCCCTCAACTCCTGCCAGAGCGGGCCATTCTTAATTAACGCAGCCTGTGCTACCGGAATTACCGCCCATGTCAGCAGACAGGCTACCCAAACGCCGGACGCTGCCAGTACCGGAAAAATCCCCTGCGGATACACCATTGCGGCGATTAACAGCGCCATCCATAACATCAGAAACAGCCCGCTGATTAATTTCTTTTTCATTTCAGTTTGCTCCCTGTAAACACCAGGCCATCTCCCGCGCACGGCGGTTATCCAGCCCCTGATTAAACACACCTTTTACATAAACCCAGCGCGGCAACTGTCGGCACGCATCCGCCCAGCGCCGCTGATTGAGTAATTTCACCAGCGTGGAACTGCAGGCATTGCCCGTTCCCACGTTGAAGGCAAACGACACCACCGAGTCATACACCTTTTGTGGCGGCTGTTGCTTCACACATCTTTCCAGCGCCCGCTCCACACGTAGCACGTTGGAGATCAGCCCTTCCGCTGCCTGTCGTTCCGTAATGGTTTTGCCTGGAATGACGCCAGATGTATTACCAATGCCGTCGGTCCAGACACCCGCGCTGCACTGATACGGCTGCAGACGACAGCCTTCGTAATCGGCAATCAGTTTCAGCCCCTCCACGGAGGTGTGAAGCTGCTGAAAACCCGGCAGCGTGGCAGCAATAGCCAGCACGGCCCCGACAAGGCAGCGTTTAACGATTGATGGATTCATAGTCCTCCCGCGAGATCTGCCCGTCGCGCAGAAGCTGGTAGGCTTTGTGTTTGTAGTACCAGTTGATAGCCAGCATCAGCACACCAATCATCAGGCCGCCCAGCGTTGAGGCATCCTTGATGGACAAATCGCCCAGCCAGGCCAGCACAACGGCGATGCAGTACGTGATAAAGGCGCTGATTCGCTCAAGCGTCATAATTCAGTCCCATAGCTGGACGGTCTGCACGGTGGTGGTGGTCGGAATGTCCGGCAGCTCCACCTGCAGCCCGTGAGGTAAAAAGGGGCCATATTCGGCAAGCCCCGGATTTGCCTTCAGTACCTGCTCCGTGACACCCTGCGTGCGCCCGTAATGACGCCAGCAAAGCGCGTCCACCGTGTCATACTGATGCGCACGCACTTTCATCAGATAAGCTCCACTGTGCAGTGCGGCGCATCCTGTACCCGGCTGATGGCCCAGCGGGCGTCACGCCACAAATCACCGCTGGCTTCTGCCAGTTCCTCGCCTCGCTTCACACCCGATGCCGTGGCGTCATAGTCCTGGTATCGTTCGTTGAGCATGGCGCGTGCCCAACAATAAACCGCGTTGAAATAGTGCTGAATGCGCTCACTTTTGTCGTCCAGCTGTTCCGCCGGAACCTCTGCCAGCGAGGCATACCCCAGCATCTGCTGGCGTCTGCGAAACTCATACAACTCTGCGTTGACCTCCGAAATTGCCGACAGGGCAACCTGCTTTAAACGCGGCTGCGTCACCGTGCCGTCAGTGCGCATGACACTGCGAAACTCCGACAGGTCCACATCAGGCCAGAACGGCGTATTTCTGATGATTTCCGCCTGTTCCGGTGCCTGTTCTGGCGCAACAAACTTCATGCTGCTTTCTCCTGAAATAGAGGGCGGTGGACGGGGTTTTGATGTGGCAGTGCCTTTCGCCACCCCGTGCCGCCCGTGCGCGGGGGCACGTTCTGTCAGCGGCTGTCATTGCGCAGTCTGCGCTCCAGCTGCTGTTTGTCTTTTTTCACGCCACAGCGGGGATCGAGCTGTAACGCATGGTTGAGATGATTAAGGGCGGAAGCCGGATTGCTTTCACTCAGGACAGCGCCAATCGCTTTATGCAGACGCGCCCGTGACTGGTCCGGCATATCCAGACCGTCTGTCAGCTCCAGCGTCTGCAACAACAGATCGGCATCAAAGCCGGTGGCGGCAAGCATTGCGCTCTGCGCGGCGTCTGCCATTTCCTCTGCCAGCACGGTCTGCACGTTGCGGTTACCCAGCGGCATCACCCAGCTATGACGCAGGGCATGACGCCCGATCTCCAGCGCCCCGGCATAATCTCCGGCATCAATGCGCCACAGCATCACGTACATCAGCACGTCATCCTGTTGAGCGCCTCCGGCAGCCAGGACCCCCTCTGCCCAGGCGGCGTACTTCGGTAGCAGCTCCACCTTGATTTCCGCTTTTTTGACCGTGGACTGAACGCCCTTGAGACGGCGGCGGTCTTCCGCCAGTTGCAACAGCATCAGGTCATAGCCCGATGCGTGGCGAACACTGCCGCCCTCGCGGGCGGCCTGTTCAGCCTGAACGCGCAGGCGATGCTGCCGTGCGGGACTCAGGCTCATGGATTACGCTCCGGTTTCGGCTGCGGCGGCGCTGAAATCACCAATCTGGATGTTTTCCACCAGTGCGGCGCAGCGGTAGTCCTCAACCACATAGGCTTCATTAACGGATTCAAAGTTTTCAATCCGGTCACGTTTCGGGTTGTCGATAACTGAACGGCGGCGGGTGTCTTCCTGCCAGTAGATGGACAAGTTATCCAGACGGGTGATCAGCAGCGCATTCGGCGGGAAGAACGGCGCACGCACGGCCTGCAGACCGCCCATGCGTTTCTGACTGATAATCATATCGGCTGCCAGTTTTTCACTGTTTTCCTGCTCTTTGTTGACCAGCGGGAAATACTTGTCAGACAGCAGTTCACGACCGCAAATCACCACCAGATCGTCATCGTCCTGGTAGACCACGTCGATAAGCTCATTGACCGCATCCATCACCACAGCGTCCAGGTTGGCATATTCGCCACCTTTCCCGACTTTCACCGCACCCGGTGTGGTTTCACCACCCGTGGTGGTGCTGCCCATGACGTGATCCGGTGCATCCTCACGGATTTTCTGCAGCCAGCCTTTATTCACATCCTGCAGCAGCGGGTTTTCGCTACGGTTGGAGGTTTTCGCACGCTTCACGCCGTTAAAGCCGATCATGATGCGGTCCAGTGCCTGACGTTTCACGATGGCGTCACGGATACGCACCTGGAAATCCTGAAACTTCGCCCACAGGTCCAGCTTCGCGTAGGTCAGTACCGTGTCAAAGTTGGTCTGCTCGCATTTGTATTCCACATCGACCATCAGCGTAGGATCGACAGGTTCACGCTCTTTCGCGGTGGTGTCAGTGGTTCCGGCAATGGTGCTACCAACACCCAACCCCAGCAGCTGACCGGACTGCTCAGTCACTGGCGTGACGTTAATCAGCGTCAGGAAAGCGGCGGACTGCTGGATCTGGTCTTCCAGCGTCTGCTGTACAGACGGCTCCACGGTGAACTTGCTGGACAGTTCTTCAACTGCCACACCGTTCAGACGCGCCAGCTGCTGCAGGTAAGCGTTAAAAGCAAAGCGGGTATTCTTCTTCATCAGGTTTTGTGCTCCATCAGCAATTGGTCAGAGTGTCAGCGGGGGCGTTACCGCCTGTTGCACGCTGGCGGTAGTCCTGGCGGCTGTCTTCATGACTCAGCTTATTCACCAGTTCTTTAAAGGCGGTTTGCTGCTCCTGCAGAGCAGTCTCCAGCTCAGACAGGCGTTCTTCCTGTTCAGCCAGGGATTTTTCGGTGCGTGTGCTCAGGTTCTGCTGCTCAGTGGCGACCAGCTCCACGGCCTTATGCACATCAGAGAACCGGGCATCGTCTGACTGCTCTTTTTTGGTGAACAGCGCCGTGACGCGGGCAAACAGGGATGGTTTGTCATCCTGGACTTCTTCCAGTTCGATCACCGTTTCCTCTGCAGCGGTAAAAAGATTGGCGGGATTCTGCTTGCGGTTTGCCAACGGGTTATGGGCTGCACTGGCGCTGAATGTCAGCATTTCCGTACCCAGACTGGCTGGATCATCAGTGGCAGCCAGGCCAACCAGGTAGGCTTTGCCCGTATCAGCGAACTTCGGGCTGACTTCCATAGAGGTGAATAATTTCTGGCCTTTTTTCACCAGCTCCACCAGGGACTCCGTTGGCTCAACGTCGGCATACAGCGCCATCTTGCCTGCCAGCGGGCCTTCCGTGATTTCTTCAGCAAACAGCGCCGTCACCTTGCCGTAGCGGTTAAAGGTGCTGTCCGGCAGATAAGACTTGATGTGCTCAAGGTTAATCAGCGCGGTATACACTGCGGGGTTGTAGCTGGCTGCCATCTGTTCCAGCCATTCACGCTGGATTTCGCGTCCGTCGGTGGTGGCACCTTCCACCCCGATGCGAAAACGCTTTGCTTTCACTGTCATGAGCCGTGCTCCGTTAGAAAAAACTTACTGGAGCCTTATGGTTGCGGTGATGAGGGCAGTGAAACAATGCGCGGTATTTGTACCGACAACCACACAAACCGCAGGCGGGGAAAGCCTTCATTCAAGACTGTAGGTTTGTGCCATGAACACCACACTGACACCCGCAGATCTCGATCCCCGTCGGCAGGCCATGCTGCTGTACTTTCAGGGATACCGCGTAGCCCGCATTGCTGAAATGCTGGGCGAGAAAGTTGCAACCGTTCACAGCTGGAAAAAACGCGACAAGTGGGGTGACTATGGGCCGCTGGATCAGATGCAGCTCACCACCGCCGCACGCTACTGCCAGCTCATCATGAAGGAGCACAAAGAAGGGAAAGATTTCAAAGAGATTGACCTGCTGGCGCGCCAGTCTGAGCGCCACGCGCGGATCGGCAAATTTAACAATGGCGGCAACGAAGCCGACTTAAACCCTAACGTCGCCAACCGCAACAAAGGCCCGCGCCGTCAGCCGGAAAAAAATGTCTTCACCGATGAACAGATTGAGAAGCTGGAAGAAATCTTCCATTCCTCCATGTTCAACTACCAGCGCCACTGGTGGGAAGCCGGAAAAACCAACCGCATCCGCAACCTGCTGAAGTCACGCCAGATCGGCGCGACCTTTTACTTTGCCCGTGAAGCCCTGATTGACGCCCTGCTTACCGGGCGTAACCAGATTTTCCTTTCCGCCAGTAAGGCACAGGCCCACGTCTTTAAGCAGTACATCATCGACTTCGCCAAAGAAGTGGAGGTGGAGCTGAAAGGCGATCCGATGGTGCTTCCTAACGGGGCCACGCTTTACTTCCTCGGCACCAATGCCCGCACGGCCCAGAGTTATCACGGCAACCTGTATCTGGATGAATATTTCTGGATACCGAAATTTCAGGAGCTACGCAAAGTGGCTTCCGGTATGGCTATTCACAAGAAATGGCGGCAGACCTATTTTTCCACACCATCTAGTCTGACCCACAGTGCTTATCCGTTCTGGTCCGGTGCGCTGTTCAACCGTGGGCGCAACAAAGCTGACAAGGTGGACATCGACCTGTCCCACAGCAATCTGGCCCCCGGCCTGCTGTGCGCAGACGGGCAATACCGCCAGATAGTCACCGTGGAAGATGCGGTGCGCGGCGGCTGTAACCTGTTCGACCTCGACCAGTTGCGCATGGAGTACAGCCCGGACGAATACCAGAACCTGCTGATGTGTGAGTTCGTAGACGATCTCGCGTCCGTGTTCCCGCTCAGCGAGCTGCAGGCGTGCATGGTGGACAGCTGGGAAGTCTGGACCGACTTTCATGCACTGGCCCTGCGCCCGTTTGGCTGGCGCGAGGTGTGGATCGGTTATGACCCGGCAAAAGGTACGCAGAACGGCGACAGTGCCGGATGCGTGGTGGTGGCACCGCCAGCCGTGCCGGGCGGCAAGTTCCGCATTCTTGAGCGTCACCAGTGGCGCGGGATGGACTTTCGCGCCCAAGCTGACGCCATCAAAAAACTGACCGAACAGTACAACGTGACCTATATCGGCATCGACTCAACCGGCGTTGGTCACGGGGTTTATGAGAACGTGAAAGCGTTCTTTCCTGCCGTCCGGGAGTTTGTCTACAATCCCAATGTTAAAAACGCCCTGGTACTCAAGGCCTACGACATTATCAGCCACCGCCGTCTGGAGTTTGACGCCGGGCACACCGACATTGCGCAGTCATTCATGGCAATCCGTCGCGCCACCACCGCCAGCGGCAACCGCCCGACCTATGAAGCCAGCCGCAGCGAAGAAGCCAGCCACGCCGATCTGGCCTGGGCAACGATGCACGCACTGTTTAACGAACCGCTGCAGGGCGAATCCGCCAATACCAGCAATATTGTGGAGATTTTTTGATGGGAAAGAGTAAGAAAAACCGCGCTGCGGCGACGAATCAGCTCAAGCATAAAAGCCAGACTTCAGCCGAAGCATTCAGCTTTGGCGATCCCGTTCCTGTTCTGGACCGCCGTGAACTGCTGGACTATGTGGAATGCGTACAGATGGACCGCTGGTATGAGCCGCCCGTCAGCTTTGACGGACTGGCACGAACCTTCCGCGCTGCCGTGCATCACAGCTCACCGATTGCAGTAAAATGCAACATTCTGACCAGTACCTACATCCCTCACCCGCTGCTCAGCCAGCAGGCTTTTTCACGTTTTGTGCAGGACTATCTGGTATTTGGTAACGCCTACCTGGAGAAACGCACGAACCGCTTCGGTGAAGTTATCGCCCTTGAGCCTGCTCTGGCAAAATACACCCGACGCGGGTTAGACCTGGATACCTACTGGTTTGTGCAATACGGTATGACAACCCAGCCGTATCAGTTCACGAAAGGCAGCATTTTTCATCTGATGGAACCGGACATTAACCAGGAGATCTACGGCCTACCCGGCTATCTTTCTGCCATTCCGTCCGCCCTGCTCAATGAGTCCGCCACGCTGTTCCGCCGCAAGTATTACATTAACGGTAGTCATGCAGGCTTCATCATGTACATGACCGATGCTGCGCAGAACCAGGAGGACGTGAACAACCTCCGCAATGCAATGAAAAGTGCCAAAGGTCCGGGTAACTTCCGCAACCTGTTTATGTACTCGCCTAACGGCAAAAAGGACGGCCTTCAGATCATCCCTTTGTCAGAAGTTGCGGCGAAGGATGAGTTTCTAAATATCAAGAACGTGAGCCGGGATGACATGATGGCAGCACATCGCGTTCCGCCACAGATGATGGGGATAATGCCAAATAATGTCGGGGGATTTGGGGATGTGGAAAAGGCTAGTAAAGTATTCGTAAGAAACGAATTGATATCAATGCAAAAACGGATCAAGGAGATTAATGTCTGGTTAGGTACAGATATTATCGCATTTACAGAATATAACTTAGATATGTAATCGTCCCACAATACAAGGCAAAGAGCATACTCTTTGCCTGTGATTACAGTTATACTTTGCACCTCTTTGAATAATCTGCAATAATTTCCTCAATACCATCAAAAATAACTTTAAACTTTTCAAAACTAATTGTTTTACAATTTGCCTTTATAACCTTTGTTGAAAACACATGCTTACCATATTCTGTTTTTGTATCCGTATCATTAGATTTATTAAATGTCTTTCCATCAAGCACCGTTGATAGTACCGTGCTATCAAATAAATCCTCCATACAAGACTCTTTCCCTCCAGGAAGCAATGGTGTTAATAACAAATAGAGATTGTCAAATATGTGGGTATACCTTGCCTTACGAATAGTATCAACATCATTTGGACAATTTTTTACTTTATCCTTTAAGTGATTTAATAAATCTTTAGGGCCTGAGTCATTATCAAGAAGCATAATAACAGGGTGCTTTGGTTTAAATTTCTCGAACCTCTTTTTTTGTTCTTGGTATCTTAATATAAATCTTTTGAAGTCTGTAGCACCGCCAGAAATGTCAAGAAAATAGCTTGTTTTTTCAGTTGCTTTAAAAAAATTAACACGATACTCATTTTTAGAGCTATCATCAGAAGAATTAAACAATAAAGGATATGAATTCGCCAATGACTTCAAAGCACACTTTAAATATACACGGTCTGTTTTACCCTCAGTGAGTATTGTTGGCATTTCCATTCCATGAAAATTTTTATAGTATAGAAAATAACTGTAGGCTTTTTCTCTCGAATTCAATTTTGCAGTGTAGTTTAATCCATGATTTACACTTTGGTACTTTTCCAACTGTCTTGCGTTCTTTAGTTTTAAATTATTATATTTATCTATTGAGTCAATAAATCCAAAACGGCCTTCTAATTTAGCACATGTACCTTTTTCAATCTTTCCTGATTCAGTAACAATAACAAAAGAACCATCTTTATAAAGAGAATGAGCCATGGCACGCGTTACTTTTGCATATTCTTTGCCAACATTCACTTTTTTATTAACAGTCAACCCAGTAACATCTTGTCGTGATGTTTTATAACAAACCCTTGTCTTTTTATCATTTATTTTAAAGCCAGCCTTTATAATCTCTTTAATTAAAGTTGGACTTAGGGTTACAGACTCTCCGCCAACATCAGCAATCTCTTTTGGAAATGTTTTTTTATTAGTTGAAAATGTAAGATCATCAGCATACCGTGAATAATTGCATCCGTATTTCTTTGCTAACTTTGATAATCTTATATCAAGAATTCCACTGATTAAGTTACTTATAATTGGAGAGCATGGGCTTCCTTGAGGAAGTCCATTCTGAAAACATGCAATTTGTGCGATCGTTGTAGCAACAGTATTATTTAATCTAAAATCTCTGTTTGATAAGAAAAAACCTCTAACACGTCCAAAATTAAAACTATCAAAATAATCCTCAAGGTCTATATTTAGTAGTAGCGTTTTACCTCTATGCCGTTCAGCATTCGTAATAATTGACTTTTCTTTTTCAAACCCATGAGATAAAACTGGATTAATATTATATTTTTTATAAATTTCCGCACGACATAAATATAAAACATCAGCTAATCTACGTTGAATATCTTTGAGCTTAGTGGTAGGTGCTGATATGACTCTCGGCGCTCCGTTTTTTTTAGGGATAGTAAATTGTGTATACTGCGTTTCAGCTTTTAAACGATAAATAACATCCGTAAGAAAAGCAGTTTTAAGATTCAAGATACTAGCCAAATCTTGCCTGTTAGCAGCGTTTTGTAAACGTTCTAAAATTGATAGGGGTGCCATATCTAAAAATCAACCTTGATTATCAGTTAGGGTAGGCACATGTAGGCACTCTTACGCAAAGCATAGGACAGCCCAAGAATGGCTACAAGGATGTCAGAAGGCGAATCCATCTAACATTTAGATCACTGATTGCGATACCACAACCAACAAATCTGCCTACATGTGCATGCTTAAGCTACCATGATCATTTAAGAATGTGAAGAACCGTTAACAGTTTTGAAAGAGCCAGATCATAGCATTGCGCGCGCTCGTATCCCCGCCACGCCTGCCCGCTTTATGTAGTGGTTTTCATGCACCTGCATGATCTACACAAAAGCCCGCCAGTTCTGGCAGGCCTTAGCAAAAACGATCCTCAAACGATCATGCGATCTCATGCGGCATAGACATGCACCACAGAGCTAACGCCTCGCACAGCTCGTTGTTCAACCTTGCTGACGCCAGAAGCAAGTTCAGACGCCAGCAACGTTTCTTAATGCAGCCAGCTGTCGTCTTCCCACACCTTCTGCATAATTTTCATCACTTGCTTCCTTTCTTCGTCCAGTTGCAGTCCGGTCAGTTCCACACCGTTAGAGCTACCTTTGCGGATACGAATTACCGTTTTGGGATACAGGGGGCGCAGATTACGGTAAAGCTCGGATTCAAGGGCGTCTAGGGTAGACTGGCTAATCTTCTGCTCTTTATCGATCATTATTTCAATGCGCATAAAAGTCACCTCAACTGATGACATCCATTGAGCGGTTGTATTCGTGGGTTCTGATTTTTGCCATGAGTTCATCTGTTAGTTCAGAAACCCACTGTAAAGCCAGCCCCTTCTCTTCATCACTACACTCACTAGCCGCTACAAGCTTAAGAAAAAAATCAATGCGCTGGAGCTTCAAAGACTCCAAAAAATAGTCCTGCATCTTTCCTCCTATGACACCACAAGAAATACTGTATACATAACCACTGTTTATAATTACAGTATATAATAATCTTACTGATGTAAAACGTTTTTTTACGTTCATCAGCCTGATATGCCTGGTATTATTAAGAGCACGGATTGTTAACCCGCGTGATTAATACAGGTTCCGCCACTTATCATCTTCCTGCAAACGCTGGTTCCGATAGAAGATACGCAGGCCTGCTCCTGACGGAATACTGCCACCGCGAAGGAGCAAATCGACCTCTTTCTCGCTGCCATCAAATCCTCTGGACTTCAGTTCATAGACGAGTTGCTGACGCTGATACTCTGTAATTCGCTGTTTGTAGTCTTTACGCCGTTTCGGTTTAACCAGGCGTAATCTTGCTGCCAGTTCCCGGCGCTCTTTTTTGCTCATACTGTGCAGGTAATCGTGCAACTCCTTGTCATCCATGCGGGTGATATCCGTTCTGGTATCCCCATCAGCTGATTTGTCTTTCCCTTGTTGGTTCAAATTTTCAGCAAGGGGACAGTTATTGCCACGAGTCCAAGGGGCGCAAGCGCCCTGGTCGGCTGCCGCCTCCTGAACGTCAACGGCCTTACGAACCATTTTCCACTTCACTGCATGAGTGCAGATCTTGCCCTCTGCAATGGGTGACCAGATGCCATAAATACGAATACCGTGATCACCATAGGCGGTCGGCTCTTCGTTGATTTCATAAGCGGTTCTGATCAAGTGATATTTGCGGGGAACCAACACGCCGCCCTGCTTCATAATGTAGGTGGCAAAACAGCCAGCATCAGCAGCAGCCAGAATGGCATCAAGACGCGGATCATCCAGTACCGGCGCACCTGCTTTTTTGTCACCCTGCTGCCTTGCCGCCTGACCAGCCAGCAATCGCAGTTCACGGTAAGCCTGACGCCCCGGAATGCCAAAGAAGCGGAATTGCTGAACACGATGCAGAGACGCCCAGGCATTAACGTATTCAGCGTTATCACGCAGGGATTTACCCGTTTCCTTGCTGATCTCGCCAGCCAGACCACGCCCGTCAATGTTCTTACTGATGTATTTCGCGATGTAGCTTGTCGGCGTTCCTTTGCGCGGGTTAATCAGCTCAGACTTAAAGCGTGGCCCCGTGTTATTGCCCAGTTCCTCGCGGTCTTCACGGATGGCAAACTTACGCAGTAATGCAGTGATGGCGCGGCGGTCTTTTTTACGTATGAAGCACATGAGATGCCAGTGCACAGTACCGTCATGATGCGGCTCAGCCACCCGCACGCCATACCACCGCAATCCGGCTTTGTGCATCGCCTTACGAAATGCAGCAAACATGCCGACCAGATAATCACTGCTTTGTCTTACCGTCGCATTTGTCCAGGTCGGGTTTGGTCTGCCGTTATTGAGCGTGGAATGGAAACGTGACGGACAGGTGATGGTGTAGAAAACGGCGCAGTCACCGCGCATTTCCGCGATAAGCTCCAGACCTTTAACGCAGGCCATCATCTCATTGCGGCGATGTGCCGGGTTGCTGCTGCTGGCGTTTACCACATCTTCCATATCCAGCGTGTCTCCGTCTTCGTTCACCAGTTCATGAGAACGGAAAAACTCCAGCGACTTGCGGCGCTGCTCACGTTTATGCGTCACTGCTTCATAGCTGACATAGGGAGATGCTTTTTTGCTGACCAGACAGACAGCACGCAACTGCTCTTCCCGCCATTCGCAACGCATCTTCCACAATTTTCGATACCACCAGTCGGCGCAAAGCATACGTGCCAGCGAACCCGGTATGAGTTCATAGGGCACAGGTTTGCGGCGGTTTCTTTTCCGACGAAGTTTCTCAAACGCAGGCGGGATAACATCCAGACGCAGGGTTTCCGCAGCCACCTTTTCCCATGTCTTGCGGATTTCTTCTGGCTTAACGTCATCGGTGGCGTACAAATCACCACAAGCGGCCTCAAGACACATGCTCATATGCGCTGCTACCAGGGTGGACAGGCGTTTCACCTGATCCTGGCTCATTTCAGGCAGGATCAGCAGCCCCTCCAGCCCTTGATGGCTTGCCATAAAACGGAAAGAAACAGATAGCTGACTGTCACGTACACAATCCAGTCGCTCCAGACATGGCTTAATCGTCTCACGCAAATAGCGGGAATAAGCCTTTGGCCTGCCCAGGCTGCTGAAGTATTCGATACGTTGCATCAGCGGCTTGCTGATATGAGAAGGCTGGGCGCTGACATCTGCCAGAATGACCATGTCCGGGTTAAAACGCTGCTGCTCATGCGCCAGCTTTGCCCGGCTAATGAGCTTATCCTGCTCCATTTCGCGCTGGACAGGATCACGGGATTCATTAAAGAAATAACGCTCCCAGACCTGCTCACTCAGTGCCTCGCGGCGCAGTTGTTCCTGCTCGTTATCGGCAGCGTACAGAGTGATCAGGTTTGAAAGTGCAGACTCCGGCGCAACTTCCGCCGGATCCAGATAAGGGTTAATGGCCTTTTTCGGGCCGTTCCATGAAAATGCTGCGGCAGCCTCGTTAAAGCCGCTAGAGTTGCTCATATCGTCATGACTCATACACGCACCTCGTACACAGCAGAACTATCCACGCCACGCGAAGGATCAAATCCCATCCAGCAGCGCGACCCGGAAACAGCAATGATTTCTGTTGCAGATTTACTCTCGCCAGCTGACACGCCGATGCTGCGTTTTGCCTTGATGTAGTGGTGAGTGAAATTGCGATACAGCGAACGGATCAGGGATGTGTCACTGTTAGAAACAATGACCGGATGACCTTCTGATGATCGATATTCAAGAACGGATGCCAGGTGATACTGGTCATCTTCAGTGAAGCCGTCAGTGTGATAACCGGAAAACGTGCCGTCATACGGCGGATCGCAATACACCACATCCCCCGCCTTCAACATCGCCAGCGTTTCATCAAAGCTGGCGCAGATAAACGTTGCTCGCTGGGCCTTTTCTGCAAATGCGTGAATTTCTTTTTCAGGGAAATACGGATTTTTATAATTACCGTAGGGAATGTTGAAATGCCCGCTCTTGTTATAGCGACATAAACCACGGTAACCGTGACGATTGAGATACAGGAAATATACCGCTTTCATGAAATCAGTAATTTCAGTTGAGTAATTAAACTCCTGCCTTATGTTGTAATAAGCTAGGTCACTGTTTGCTTCCTCAAACAAAGTTCTGGTCCGCGATATAAACGCCTCGCAATCAGCGGCAATCTTTTTATAGAGGTTGATTAAATCAGGATTAATATCCGCAACCAGATAGCTGGGGTAATCCGTCTCCATCATCACAGCACAGGAACCCGCGAAAGGTTCAACCAGTCGCGGGCCAGCAGGTAGGTATTTTTTCAGTTCGGACATAATTGCGGTTTTATTTCCCGCCCATTTCAGGATGGTGCTCATACAGCACCTCCGTTGTAATGTTTGCCTTTCAGCTCTGCGATTTCCTGACAGGTAATGCAAAGCTGCACTCCAGGAATGGCACGGCGGCGTGCTGGCGGAATTGGTGCTTCACATTCAATGCAAAGCACGCGAGACACGCCCGGTGTTTTGGCACGGGCAGCACGGATATGGCGCTGGCGTTCTTCTTCAACGCGCTGCTGTACGAGATCCATTGCATCAGCCATTAGTGGATCTCCTGCGCTTCGTTCTGGATTGCTTCAGCGGTCACACGCAGCAGTTCTGCTGCTTCGACGTGGTTTAGCTGGCGGGATGTGATATGACACGCCAGGCTATCAAGGCGGGCAGCCATTGCCTCAGCCCTTGCCCGACGTTCTTCAAGTCGGGCCTCTGTCAGTAAAAGATTAAGACCTGCATCATCCGGTCCGGTTTTAGTCGTGAGGGTTTCAATATTACGCATAATCAATTCTCCTGAATTTAGATAAAGGGATGCCCGGCGGGTTTACGCCATGAATTTTATTTATTGGTTAATTCGGCATGGTTAGCCGTCTGGGAAATAAGCTCACCACTGCACGAAAATGATTCATTGCTTTAATCAACTCCCGCTTTTCGTCAGTGGTCAGCTCATTAATGCTGATGCTATGACGTTCAGCTGGAATTTTTGCCATAAAGAATATGGCAGCCAGTGCTCGTTTATTTTGTTCGTTATTGATATCCCGTGGATCACGCATATCTTTAATAAACCGCTCAAGCTCTGACTCAATATTCAGGCCAAATACTTTCGCCCTTAACTCCGCAATGTGATTAAGTCCATTCAGGCGTTCACCGGGGCTTAATGGAACAGTCGCCGCAGCGCCATTAATTGCCATAATTCATATCCCCAAAACGCAACTATCGTTCTTTGTTCTTACGGTAACGTTCAAGAGGAGATACATTTTTTCGTATCGTTTCTTTAACCTGCTCTCCCCGTAAAAACGTCCCATCCCTTAGCGTGAAAAAGTAACTGCCATCGCCCGACAACGACGGATAACAACAGAGCAAATCATCTTCAGGTACTGAATAACTCTCCCCTCTGTAACGAAACTGATAAACCACTTCACTTTCCGCTGCATACATTTTGACTTTCTCCGTTTCCTCGTGGTCAATTCAGACAGCAATTCATCTTGTGAATGACATGGATGCCAGCGTTTACCATCCTCACCCATGATCCAGCCGTGACCGTAGTGCATTGCCGGGCTTTGTTTTACCAGCAGCGATGCAAATGATGGTTCTTTCGTCAGCATAAGCACCTCACAGCAAACCGAATGAAGCACCGAGGCCAGTCACGGTATCAACTGCACTCGCCATCGCAGGATTAGCCTGTAAACGGGCCTGCAATGAAACAGCAGCCAACGCCATCAGTCGTGTAACAGAGTTAATGCTGCTGATCGCATCACGACGGCCTGCACTGGTTTTTACATCGCCAGATACCGCACCTGCAGCAACACGCCCGATCTCTGCGGTTGCACTCATGACGTAATGTGGCAGTTTCTCTTTTGCCACCTCATTAATCGGTACACATGGCAGACAATGAATCTGTGCCAGAAAACCATCTACCAGCGTTGAATCTTCAGTCAGATCGGTAAGCAGCCAGATTTCTGGTGCGGTTAATAAATGAGGTTGAGCTGGGTTCAGCTTGTTCCGCAGAATCTGCACATTCATGCCAGCACGTTCTGCCAGTTGCACCAGGTTGTGGCGCAATGCGAATGCACGACAGGCTTCATCAAAATGTGGATGTTTGGAAACTTGGTAATCAAACATGGTCAATGCCTCTGATGTATCTCAGAATCGAACTAATTAAGGTTTAGATTGCATTCTGAAAGCGCATCAACGGTCATTGCTGCTATGTTGATCATCACTTTTTCGCGTTTTTTATCTTTGCGCAGACGGTGACGGATAAGGCGTCCATCAGCCAACATGTCATTGATGGTATCGATGGATAGCCCTGTCAGCTCGCTATAGCGTTCAATAGTCACATGAGGCGTGGTAAGAGTGATTGAAATGTTAGGTCTCATGATGCAACATTCCTCGTTTAATGATGATTAATCAGGACGAATACGGATCGTTTGTATTTTGTGAACACCATAAACATACGATCGCGCAGTGAAATCGTCAAGATAAAAGTTCACTTGGAGTGACCATGAATTTGGAGAAAGGCGGACGAGGCGCTATAGAGCGCATGGTAGAAGCTTATGGATTCAAGACTCGACAGGCGTTGTGCGATCATTTAGGAATCTCTAAAAGTACACTCGCCACACGCTACATGCGTGACTCATTCCCAGCAGAATGGGTAATCCAGTGCGCCCTTGAAACAGGCACCTCGCTTAATTGGCTCACAACCGGGCATGGTTCAAAGCAAACTTCAGGTAATACAAATACTATGGAAGTTGCTAAATATGTATTATCTGATGGGGCCTTGTGTGAAGACGGTTTTTATATTTTCGATAGAGAATTTCTACCGTCGGCATTCAAGAATCTTTTTGTAATCACAGATAATAATTCTGAATTTATTTGTGATAAGGAATTTGATGATATACGTGATGGTAAATGGGTAATAAGTATTGATGGCGAAATAACGATCCGTGACATTACTCGTTTACCCGGTGGAAGAATCTTCGTCGAGGGTGGAAACAGAGCCTTCGAATGCAAGATAGAAGACATTGAAATAATTGGTAAAATTATAAGTTTAACAGTCAAGTATGTTAAATAGTACCGGGAGGAAATTATGCTTGGTAAGGTATTTTTTGTGGTTTTGTCATGTTCTTTGTTATTAAACCCACTAGCTACCTATGCTAGAAATTATCCCTGCTCAGGGAAAAAGGGAGGTGTTTCTCACTGTACCTCTGATGGCAAATTCGTTTGCAATGATGGAACTATTAGTAAATCCAAAAAAATCTGTACTAAAAACTCACGATAACTTTTGCTTTTATATCTGCGCCTAAAATAAAAATGAGCCACAGGTTAACCGCAAAAGTTACATGCTCACATAGCAAAAAGAATAGCCTACTTCATTATGGCTTCAGTGAGATGTATGGTCGCAGGATTTCATACATTGACACTGGTTATACATACAGTAAAAATGCTCTCTATTGGAGGGCATTTTTTATGGCTGTACGAAAACTCACCACAGGAAAATGGCTTTGCGAATGTTACCCCGCCGGACGTAGTGGGCGTCGTGTGCGTAAACAATTCGCCACCAAAGGCGAAGCACTGGCTTTTGAGCGTCACACGATGGAAGAAACCGAAGCAAAGCCCTGGCTGGGTGAATCAGTGGATCGTCGAACACTGAAAGACGTGGTTGAGCTATGGTTCAAACTACATGGTAAATCACTGACTGCTGGGCAGCATGTCTATGACAAATTGCTGCTGATGGTTGACGCTCTGGGCAATCCCCTTGCAACTGATCTCACATCTAAAATGTTTGCCCACTATCGAGATAAACGCCTGACAGGTGAGATCTACTTCAGCGAGAAATGGAAGAAAGGAGCAAGCCCGGTCACCATTAACCTGGAGCAAAGCTATCTAAGTAGTGTTTTTAGCGAACTATCCCGCCTGGGCGAATGGTCGTATCCGAACCCACTGGAGAACATGCGAAAATTCACCATCGCAGAAAAAGAGATGGCATGGCTTACCCATGAGCAGATTGTTGAATTGCTGGCTGATTGCAAACGTCAGGACCCAATTCTGGCACTGGTAGTTAAGATATGCTTAAGCACAGGCGCACGTTGGCGTGAAGCCGTAAATCTTACCCGCTCACAGGTGACCAAATACCGAATTACCTTTGTAAGAACGAAGGGGAAGAAAAACAGAAGCATCCCTATCAGTAAAGAGCTTTACGAAGAGATCATGGCGCTTGATGGGTTCAATTTCTTTACAGACTGCTATTTTCAATTTTTATCCGTGATGGAAAAAACGTCTATCGTGCTCCCTCGCGGTCAACTGACACACGTTCTGCGCCATACGTTTGCGGCGCACTTCATGATGTCGGGTGGAAATATCCTGGCCTTACAAAAAATTCTCGGGCATCACGATATAAAAATGACTATGCGTTACGCACATCTGGCACCGGATCACCTGGAAACTGCATTACGGTTTAATCCGCTGGCAACACTACCAACATCAATAGCAAGTTTTTGA